CAAGCGGCAATGGCAACGGTGGTGCATCAGGTTCACGTCGTACACACTCCGCCAGTAGCTGCAGCAGTGCCGCCAGGCGACGCCGCGCCCGCGTTTCCGTGCACAACAACACGCCGACCAGTAGAGCGCTCGCGAAGATAGATCGAGCCGCCTTCACCCGATGCACCACCGTTGCCATTGCCGCTTGTGCCTGTTCCTCCCAGCCCGCCATCACCACCGGGAGCGGTGAACGCCCCAACGATATTGCCAACGATCACGTCAGCATCAACATCCAACACGCCACCGCCGCCACCGCCACCAGCAGGGCGACCCACGGCACCTATTACATCAGCACCCTTGCCGCCTTTGCCGCCTCGAGCGCGAAACCTTGGGTACACACCAGCGAGCGTGAGAGTGCCAACGCGAAAGCGCACGTAGGGTGCACCTGAGCCGCGCCTGCCTCCGTAGCGCGTACCCGAGTCAGCACCATCAGTACCTCCAAGGCCGCACGCTGCCGACGTCGGGTTGTTGCGCTTATAGCGCGTGGTCGACGTGTTAGCAGCGTTAGCCCCAGCCCCACCGTAACGTAGGACACCGCCGGCGTTGTCGATGGCGCCATAGGGCAAGCCCGTGAGGTCACCGACTGCGAGCGTCGTTGCGGGAGCCGCAACGGTCCAGCTCAAGCTCACCGAGCCATCGGAACCATTCTGACCCGTTGCAGTGCCTCCGTTTGCGCCTCCGTTGTTCGTGACGGTGGTGCCAGTTCCTGTTGCTAGGTTATCACCGCCCGCGCCACCACCACCGCCGTTGGTTGACGACGCATCACCACCACCACCACCACCACCACCGTAACCGCCGCCGCCACCACCACCGTTGCCGCGCGTCGTTGTGGCACCGTTGCCCGCGGCGCCACCATTGCCATCACCCACGCCGCCTGCAGGACCATCACCAGTTGCAGAGTTGCCGTTTGCGCCACCGCCACCGTTCTTGACTCCGCCAGCTTGACCTGCGTTGCCTGCACCACCTGCAGTCCCGCCCGCACCGCCAGCGCCTGCGTTGCCTTTAGTTCCTCCGCCCGCCGAGTTACCGGCTGAGCCGTTGGTTGCAGAGTCACCACCTGCACCAGGCGCTCCGCCACCGCTGCCTTCACCGCCACCACCGCCGCCGCCACCAGCGATGGCCAGTGGGTTTACACCGCGATAGATGCCCGAGCTGCCGCCACCACCTGCGCCCGTGCGCCTCGACGTATTGAAAACGGCTCCCGTGACGCCACCAAGACCAACCGAAATCAGCAGCGTTTCGCCAGGGGTAACCGTGAGTGTTCCCTGGACGCGGCCACCTTTGCCACCATTGGCCTTGCCGTAGCCACCACCCGCGCCCTTGACGTCGTAGTCAATCGAGGTGACGCCAGCGGGCACAATGAACGGCACCGCAAGGCCCGTTGCGTATGTCGCCAACCCCGAAACACCATCGGCACCGTCGTTGCCATCGCAGCGGATCGGGTTCGCGGGGCCATTGGTTGTGTCGATGAAGTTGGCACAGATCTCGAGCCCTGCCTTGCAGCGCAGTACACCGGTGGCGGCTGGCGCCCAAGTGATCGAGTTGTATTGAGCATCGGCAATCACGTCGACGTCGACGTTGGCGATCACGAGGTTCGTTGCTGAGTCGGTGATGGGCCCAAGCGGCGTGAGTGCGAGCTGCAGAGCAAGAATCTGAGCCGCGTGCTTCTTGGTGCGGCTTGCCAATTGACGGAAGGCGATGTTGTCGACACCGTCGCGCGTGTACGCCACGTTGGCATGCGACGCGGCCGCGAGCGCACCGCCGCCGAGCGTGGTGATGACGCCCGTCCTCAGGTTCACGTTGTAGTCAACGCCAGCGGTCAAGGCAGCACCCGCGCCACCTGCGACCTTGACCACGACAGTCAACAAGTACTGATGTGGCAGGGTGATGGTGCTCGCCGTGATCGCATAGTCAGCAGCACCTGGGCCGTCGACTGGACTACCTTCGACGAGGTCCGTCTGCTCGAGGCGACGGATGGTGGGCTCGTAGTACTCCTCTTCAAGCTGCGACATGCCACACTCCCGGATCGTTCAGCCCCGACTCATCGTCGACCCAAAACACTTCGAAGCGCGCAGAGAGGCGCTTCCACTCGACGATGGTCTTGTTGATCGCGTCCAGCTGCTCAGAGCTGGGTTCACCCACCACCACCACCCAGAAGACATATAGCGGCGGTTGGCGATGCCGGTTGCCGCCGTTGTGCCTCCACGTGCCATCGTAGAGGAACGGTACTCCGACCGACGGCGTCACGCGGTTGATGATGCCCGCAGCATCGAGCGCGTCCCACACAGCGAAGTCGGTGCCGCGGTGACGGCGGCGGATGATCGTTCGCTTGAGCAACGCCCTACGCGCTGACTCGTCCGTGGTCAGGTTCCAGGTGTCACCGAGCGCACCGAACTGCCAAGCGAGCGTTTGCAGCGCGCTCGCGTCCACACTGTCGATGACGTAGATGATGACGGCGCTGATGGGCAGCGCGGCGAAGCGCTCACTCGCGACGCGGTCGAGCGCCTGCATGCGCTCGTCGGCAATTGACCTTGGGATGAGCAGTTCACTCATCGCCTACCTCCGACGAGACGGCCGCAATCGAGATGCTGACGCTCGTGCACCGCGCCCAAGAGTCAACGTCGGGCAACACGTCGCCCGCAGGTTGGCTCAGCACCATCGAGTGAACACCCGGCACCGTGAGTCGGGCACGGACTTGGTCCTTGGGGGCACTGCGACCGAGCTTGCGACGCGAGATGCGATAGGCCTCGGCGGCCTTGTTGGCGAGCTCGAGCACCGTGTCAGGGTCCGCGTCCTTATAGATGGTGAGTTCCGCGTCGATGGTGAAGTCGTCGCTATCGGACGCCTCCACAGAGACTTGGTCAGTTTGGGGCCGCACTCGCTCGGCCGTGAGCTTGGCTTCGACGAGCTCGATGATCTCAGGGGTGATGTTGCCGCCATCGTCGAGCAGCACCACTCGCACGGTGAGGGGGTCATCGCTGATCGCAACCACGTCCTCGATTGCCGAGCTCGCAGACCGCGCGTGGAACTCGTAGGCCTCTTTGGCACCTGCCGTAGTGTACCCATCAGGCGCACCCAACATCCGCTCTTGGTAACGCGGGTCGACCTCGGCCGGCGCACCACCAGCAGTGAGGCTGAGGTTTGCGACCGAGTCGATGCCCGGCACCGCGTCGACGAGCTCCGAGATCTGACCTGGCAGATAGCCGTTGCTTTGCGCGCCCGCGGTCGTCGCTCGCACTGGCACGTCAACATAGAGATCGCCCTCGAGCAGCACCGCTGACTCGGTGGTCGCGAACACGGCGATGCTGTCCTTGCTGCGCACGCGCGTCCCTTCGGGAATCGGAATGTCGTCACCGGCCGCCTCATCGATTGCGAAGCGTTGGGTGGTGACGCCAAAGTCTGCCTCGAGTCGAGGCGCATCGATCAATGCGCCCAAGTGATCGAGCATCGGGAATCGCGCGTACTGCAGCAGGTTCTGCTTCGCTGCTTCCTGGATCGCGATGCGGCAGAGCGACTCGCGATAAGCAAGCGTCTTGAGGAACATCCACTCGGGTTGGTTCGGAGTGAGCGCTATGCCTGTGAGCCCAGTGAAGTGCTCGAACACTTGCTGCTCGATGACCTCTGGATCGCGCTCGACGAAGTTGGGCTCTGCGAGACTCATCGGACCTGCACCTCCGTCTCGCGCTGGTCAGTGGAGCCCTCGGGCGTCCACAGCACTCGCACTCGGATTGTAGAATCCTCGATGATGGGCAGCACTTGCAGCACGCGAGCACGACGCTCCCACCGCGCAATCGCTGCCATGACCTCACGCACGATGCGGGCCGCCGCCAGAGGCAACGGCAGGTCCAAGATTTCGAGCCAAGGGATGCCGAAGTCGGGCTGCAGGGGCAGCTCGTTGGTGGACGTCTTGACGACGAGCCCAATCGACTGATCGATCGCATCGACACCCTGCAGCACGTCGCCCGTTGAGAACAGGCGCACCTGCCAATTGGTGCTGAGTTGCGTTACGTCGGCCATCTCTGCTACGTCGTTTCTACCAGCGGGTGAACGGGGCTCTCACTGCATAGACTCTGTGGTCAGTCGCTCGAGGTGTTGGTGGCGCCAAGCGAGCCTGGCCAACCTGCCATCGCGGCAACCATTGCCGCCTTGAAACTTGCGCCGCCATCGAGCGGCACGATGACGGCAGCGCCAACCGCCGCCTTGAACGCGCTCAGCAATGCAGCGAGCGGCGTGGCAAGAGCAACCGGGCTTGCACCTGTGCCCACCTTGAGCGTCGCCTTACACTCGACCGCGGGATCAATGGTGACGACGCCAGCCGACTCGATGTGCACCGCGACGGGACCTGCGACGCGTAGCAGGCTCGCTGTGCGGTTGTACTCGATGACGGTGCCGTCGCTGAACACCATGCGCCGCAAGTCAGGGCTGCCGTCGGTGGGCTTATTTGCCTCGGTGTAGAGCGCACCCAAGATGCAACCCGCCTCATCGCGCTCGTCCATCATGACGGCAACGAACTCGCCCGCGTCAGGCAACTCGAAACCCTTGTTCTCTTGCGTGTTTGCCTGCAGCACATCGAGCCAACCCGACTCGCGGTCTTGCTTGTCGGGGAACTTCACCTTCGCCCTGCAGCGATCGGCGTCCACCTCGGTGACGAAGCCTTTACGGTACATAGGTCACGTCCGCATCCACGGTCCAGCCGCCTGACTTGGTGAGTCGATGGGTTGCCTTGTCGATGACGTACTTGCCGCCAACGCGATACATGTCCTCGGTCAGCTCAATCACAGCACCCGAGCAGAGCAGCGGGTGACCGAGCAGCGACAGCTGTCCCGTTGCAGCAAGCCGGTTCGCGGCGAAGAGATACGCACGGGCTTTCTCCTCTGCTTCTGCCACCGACTCAACGCGAACGTTCTTGTAGAGGATCTCACCAAGCACCTTGTCCTCGCTGCCCTTCGGACGGAATCCCATCTCGATTGCAGCCTTCCAGGTTTCTGCCTCAACGATGCCGTTCTGCTCGATGCCCGCCTGCGCCTCTAAGATCTTCGTGCCGCGCTCGGTGATCGGCCCGAACCACTTGTCAATCTTGTAGTCGTACCAACCCTTGCTCTTGAGCCAGATCTGCCACTCGTCGACGAGGTCGCCCAAGTGCCCAACGTCGGGCTGTCCTTTGCGCTTCAGAATCTCATCGGGCACCTTCACGTCACCGGGCACCGTCTCGGATCCGCGGATGCGCATGTTGGCCACGAGTGCACGCCCCTTGATGAGTTGCCCCGTGTCACTGTCGAGGTATGACACCTCGCATGCCACGTAGGTGTGCTGCGTGGTCGACTTGAAGCTGTAGCGTTTCAGATCGGAAAGCTGGTAGGTGCGCACCGGCTCCGTCGCCTCGAGCGAGAGTTGGTCCCAGAACACGAGCAGCGTGTTGCGCACGTTGAACGCGTATCCGTACTCGTCGGCCAGCTTCTTGAGGAACTCCAGGTTCGTCTCGTCGCTCTGAGTGACCAGCTTGAGCGGGACGTCGCGGATCGTGCCCATCAGCTCGAGCTCTTCCTCGCTCGCAATCTGTGTGGTGATGTCCTTGAGTGAACGGTTCTCGAACTTGCGATTGCGCTTGGTGCGCAGCGGGGTGCTGAGGTTCGACGCGAGCGCGCGGATCGTGCACGTATCAGCTGGGCCGTCGAGCTGCACCTCGTCGACCTGGAACTTGCCGCAAGGCAGCAGCTCTTGGCCCTCGTAGCCGATCGAGAGATCGAGTCGGTCACCCTTGCTTGGGTACCAGCCCGTGCGCCACAGCGCGCGAGAGTCCTCAACACCGAGCTCGAGCGTGTCGCTCTCACCGTGCTTGTTGTCGGTGTACGTGACCGAGGTGACCATCGGCAGAAGCAGCGACGTCACGGTCAAGCTCTCGTAGTTGAGCACCCACGCAGGCTTACCCATTGGACCTCTTCCACGGTGGGAGCTTGTTCACGATGCTCTGCGACTCGGTGCGAGCGATGAGCGGGATCGCGAGCTTGAGGCCTGCCGGTAAGACCGGTCGGATTGGTGCTGTTGGGTTGGCAGCGATGATGCGCTCGTAGGCGTACGCGTCGCCGTAGAAGCGATAGGCGATGCTGTCCCAGCGGTCGTTTTGCTGCGTGATGTAGGGGACGTATTCAGTCATCACATCCTCGCAATCTGGCTGAGAGATACGTCGTCCGGGTTACCGCTCGAGTCGACCTGATCGGGGGTCGTGCGCTCGGGCAAAGCGAAGCCGAAGATGCCAACGGGTATCTGCGCCGGCGTCTCGGGCGGGCGCGACTCGCGCAACTGAATCGAGAGGGTCATGATGATGGGCGTGCCGCTCTGGCTTGCCCACTCCCACGGCTGGTCAATCTGCTCGATCACGAACCAGCCGATCAGAAAGCCGTTGCCGAGCTGCAGCGGCACGGGTTCACCTCGGTCAGCAAGTGCCTCGAGCTGCGAGAGCAAGAGCGTGCTGGCGAGCCCGAGCAACGGATGCACCTTGCAGGTAATCTTGGGCAACCGCGGCTTCTTGCCGACCTGCTGCAGCGGCGGCAACTCAGCGATGGTGTCGTGACTCACCCAGTTCCAACTGCGAGACGTGTCGAAGCTCGACACCGAGCGCGCATCGAGTGGCACGTCACCCAACAGC